AAATGGCTGAAGGCACAGAAATTAATGAAGAAAATTATAGAGCTTTACAAAGAGAAATAATAAATACTCAAAACAAATTGTCAGATTTAAAAAATGAAGCTTCAAATTGGAATAAGGCAGGAAAAAAATTAAAAAAGTGGGGAGATAATCTTGATAAAATATCATCTAAAATAGACAATTTAGGAAATAAACTTACAACAAGATTGACTCTACCGATAGCAGGACTTTTTACTGCTGCGACAAAAGAAGCAATAGAATTTGAAAGCGCATTTACTGGGGTTACAAAAACAGTAGATGGAACAGAAAAGCAAATAGAAAATTTGAAACAAGGAATTAAAGATTTAGCAAAGGAAATTCCATCTACAACAACTGAAATATCAGAAGTAGCAGAAGCAGCAGGACAATTAGGTATTCAAACAGATAATGTATTAGATTTTACAAAAACAATGATAGATTTAGGAAATGCAACAAATATGACAGCAGATGAAGCAGCGACAACATTGGCAAGATTTGCAAATGTAACTAAGATGAATCAGTCTGATTTTAATAAATTAGGTTCCGTTATAGTTGCGTTAGGAAATAATTTCGCTACAACAGAGGCAGAAATTGCTAATATGGGTATGAATTTAGCTTCAGCAGGAACACAAGTACGAATGAGTCAATCTCAAATAATGGCATTAGCAACTGCGTTAAGTTCTGTTGGTTTGGAAGCTCAAGCAGGTGGTACAGCTTTTTCAAAAGTTATGGTTAATATGCAATTAGCTGTTGAAAAAGGAGGGCAAGATTTAAAAGATTTTGCTACAGTAGCAGGAATGAGTTCAAAAGAATTTCAAAAAGCGTTTAAAGAAGATGCTACTAATGCAATAATGAAATTTGTAGAAGGGCTTTCCAAGAGTGGAGAACGTGGGAAAAGTGCAATTAAAATTCTTGATGATATGGGAATTACAGAAACACGTTTAAGGGATGCTTTATTACGTTCAGCGAATGCGAGTAATGTAATGAATGATGCAATAGAACTAGGAAATAAAGCTTGGGAAGATAATAATGCACTAACAGAAGAAGCTAATAAGAGATATGCTACAACAGAAAGTCAATTAAAAATGATGAAAAATAAAGTAAAAAATGTAGCAACTTCTTTAGGCGATAAATTATTACCTACTGCAAATAAACTTTTAGATAAAGCTTCTGAGTGGATTAATAAATTAGATGATTTATCAGATTCTCAAAAAGAAAACATTATAAAGATAGGATTAATGGTTGCGGCAGCAGGACCACTTTTAAAAATTGGAAGTAAAGCAGTAAGTATAACAGAAAGTGTAGTTAAAGGTATAGGAACTTTTACAGAAGCAATTGGTTTAGCAAAAAATGGAATAGGAAGTGCAACAGGTTCCGCAGCAAATCTTGCAAAAGTATTTCAAGGATTAACTAGCCCTATAGGAATAGCTTCATTAGGAATTACAGCAGCAGTAACAGCAATAGTAATTGCAACACAAAATGCAGAAAAAGAAACAAAGCAAGCTTTTTCAAATATGGGAAATTCAGCTGCAGATTTTATAAATGGTATAAATACAGCAACATCACATTTAGATAGCTTCAATAGTACATTATTTGCAACAACGGAAGAACAACAGTCATTACAAGAAGAAATGAACAAAGTACAACAAGGGATAACAAAAATTTGTAAAACAGCATCAGATGAAAGAAGAAGATATACTCAAAAAGAAATAACTCAATTAGATGAATACTTTAATAAATTAAGAGAATTAAAAAATAGAGAAATAGAAATACAAAATAGTGTAGCTAAAGCTATATCTCAACAAGCAATTACGGAAGCAGAAAATTTTAAAGGAACATTAAATGAATACAAAGTACAATCTCAAGAATGGATAAAGACAGCACAAGAACAAAGAGATGCAACAATTTCTATAATTAAAGATGGTACAACACAAGAAATTGCATTACTAAATCAAAGATATGGTTCAGAAGCAAATATGAAAAATCAAGCATATGCAACTGAATATAATAAGATAATAGAACAACAACAATCTAAAATAGATATGGCTAACCAAGAAGTTGCAAAAGTTAATGAAGTTTATGCAAATGGATATTTAGAAAGAATCAAACAAAATGAAGGCTTTTATCAATCTATGCAAAATTATCTATTAGAAATAGAAAAAGAACAAGATAGGCATAATGGAAGAATAGAAGAATTATCTAACACAGAGCAAACAATATGGAATGATGTAAATGGGGCTATAAGAAATGAGAAACATGAACATAAAAATAAAATGAAAAAAATATCTGATGAAATGTATAAAGATATGTCAGAAGAACAAGAAAAAGAATTAGGAGTATGGCTTGCTCGAATGGCAAACACAGAATTATATGGTGGAAAAATAAGTGAAGAAAATCAGAAAATGATTGATACTATTATAAATAGCTATGATAGTATGCCAAAAGAAACTAGAAAAGCTATGAAAGAAGCTATGCAACCTATGCTAGAAGAAATGGAAAAGAAAGAACCAAGTCTATTTGAAAAAGCAAAAGGAATAGCAGATGGAATATTATCAAGATTAAGAAAATCATTTGATATACATTCGCCTTCAAGAGAAACAAGAGATATTTTCCAAAATGTAATGAAAGGTGCAGAATTAGGTTTAGAAGATGAAGAAACAAGATTGAACAAAAAAATAGATAGAATAGCAGAAAATATGAAATATGATTTTAGTAATATGCTACCTAATATGCAAGGAATAAAACAATCAGTAATAGAAAAAACTAGCACAGTCTTTACTACGCCTCAAATAACATTTAATGTACAAGAATTAGATGAAGCAAAGCTACAACAATGTTTTAACTATGTAAATAAAAAATTTGGTAGTGCATATTAAAAAAATATTTTTTATAACAAGTTTTGACAGCATTCGACATATACAGTATGATAGAATCTTTTTATTAAAGAGAAAAGGAGGAAGCTATATGAAAGAAAAAATGTTGAAAATGTTGAAAGAAAAATATATTAATATATTTTTGATACTAATAACTATTATATCTATTCTTGCAATATTTATTAGTATAAATATAATAGACAATACAGAAAAAGACAAAGAAATAGACAGATATACTAAAACAAATAAGAACTTGGAAGAAAAAATAAGTTCATTAAATGAACAAATAAAAATTTTAGGAAGAAATGATAAGCAAGCAGAAATAAAACAAACAATAGATAATTTGAAGAAAGAACAAAATAGTTTGCAAAATCAAAAAGAACAACTTGAAAATGAAGTCAATACATTGAAAAGTGATATTATAAAATTAAAAGGAGAGCCAAAAACATATCCAGCAGGACATTTAACAGCAGGAACAGATATTTCAACAGGAAAATATAAAATATATGGGGGAAGCAGTAACTTTGTTGTATATTCATCTTATGGTGATTTAAAAGTGAATATTATTTTAGGAACAGGCTATTTATCTGTAAGTGAATATATTTATACATTCTCTACAGGAGATAAAATAGAGGCTAGTTCATCATTTAAGTTAGTAGCAGTAGAATAATTAAAACAATAGATAAAAAATAAGGAGAAATTAAATGAAAGAGATAATAAAAAAATGGTGGTTTTGGCTTGTTATAGTTATATTTATAATTATTTTAATTCCATTTGGAGATGAAAACAATACAACTAATAATACAAATAATACTGTAAAAACATTATATAATCAAAAAAATAATATTGAAAATAAAGAATATTTAAACACTACTAATATAGTAAATAGCACTAATATAACAACTAATAAAGAAAAAGGCAATATAGAAAATACTATTAATAAAACAGTAACTGAAGAAAATGAAAATTCTAGTAAAAAAACACAAACAACACCAACCAAAACGCCTACTACTAAAAATACAGAAACAACAAATAATAATGAAGAAATGACATGGGTTGGAGAGACAGGAACGAAATATCATAGAAAGACTTGTAGAACTTTAAAAGGAAATGGACATCAAATAACAATGAAACAAGCACTATCAGAAGGAAGAACAGCATGCAAAGTATGTAAACCATAAAATAAACACTCGTAAGGGTGTTTATTTTTATGAAGAAAGGAGTAAAACAGTGGTAAGAGAATTTAAACTAATAAATGAAAAAGGTCAAGAATACTCTTTAATGGATATATATAATTATTGTTTATTAACTGAGCCTTCAGGGTTAGGATATAATTACTCGACTGAATACGAACAACTAGGAGATACATTTATAGCAAATTTAAGAAAAATAGAACAAGGTCAAATAGAAGGAGTAATAAACTTTCTTAATTATGATAATTATAAAAATTTTATAGACTATATAGAAAAATCAGAAAGTTTAAAATTTTCTTATAAAATACCATTCAAGGACGGACAAAAAGAATATTTTAAAGATATACAAATACAGTCACTAACAAAAACACAAATACAAACAACAGGAGTAATAAGCGAAAATGTAATATTTAATTGCTTAAGCTTATGGTATGAAGAAAATACAACAATATACACAATAGAACCTTTAACAAATGAAATAAGATGGAATTTTGAATGGGATAGTAGTTTTACTGACTATGATACAAGAAATTTACAATATATAAACCAAGGACATGTTGAAGCTCCAATTATAGTGGAAATGGAAGGGCATTTAGTAAATCCTACAATTGAGTTATATATAGAAGGACAATTATATCAAACAGTATCTTTTAATGTAGAAATACAAGAATACGAAAAGTTATTATATGGAACAAGAGAAAATGACTTTTATATAAATAAACAAAATACAGATGGAACATTAACAAGTCTATTTAATTTAGACGTAATAAATTTTGAAAACGACAATGTAATAAGATTACCGAAAAACAAATCTTGCGAAATTAAATTAACAGCAGATAACGAAGTTCTAAATGCTAAATTAACAATATTACCTCAGTATAAAGCAGTATAGGAGGTGGTGTTATGAATGATATGACAATAAAATTTAATGGACAAGATTATTTAGCAAACTACAACAAACAAACAGGATATTATGAAATAGAAATAACAGCTCCTCAAGTCGGTGGAATATATGATGCAAATGTAACATTTACAGATATATTAAATGAAAATTACACAGACACAAAAAAAGTTCAAATTTGGGCAAAAGAAAAAATAAAAATAGAAACTAATAAAGTATTTATGTGGATATTTAATTATAACGATTTTACAGTAAAAGACATAGTAGAAATATCAGACTACGAAATAAACATAGATGAAGAGACAAATGCAAATTCTATAATAAAAGTATTAAAGAAAACTACAGCAAAAGCAAATGATATAATAGTAGTAAAGAAAAATAACGAAGCGGTTTATTGGGGAATTATAGATAATATTTCAAATGAAAATGGAAAACAATTATATGAATATACAGCTAAGTATATAACAAATATATTTAATCAAAAAATAAAACTGGAAAATGAAAGTTATATAAAAGAAACAGGAGTAGAAGATTTTATAGCAAAAGCTATAACAGATAACTTTATAAACAACGCAGATACATTTATTAACAAAACATACTTACAGTTAAATGTAAAAACACATACTAAAAAACAGACATCTGTAACAAATGTGGAAAATGAAATTTATAATTTGCATACGTGGATAACAAACTGTACACAAAACTATGATATTGTGTACAGTTTTTCAATTATAAATAAAAAATTAGTAATGACAATAGAAAATAAAACATATAACAAAGAACTAATAGATACAACAGCACAAGCAATATCAAATTATGTAGAAGTATTTGAGACAAATGTAGTTTCGAAAGTAGTTGTTCTGTATGACAGAGTAAATGACGAAGAAAATAAAGGACAATATATCTTATATTTATTAAACGATAGAACTACAACTACAGATATGAGCAATAAAAATAGAGCAAAGGGAAGAATAGAAACTGTACATACAGAAAAATATGAAGATGCACAGCAAACAGCATTAGACACAATGAAGTCAAATGCTTACAATCACAACATTACATTTAATATGCTTGATAAGTATATAAAAATAGGAACACCTATTGCAATAAAAACAAAAGAATCTTTAATATTTAATACATACATATCAGCAATAAAAATAACACAAAGAAAATTTTATGAGTACACTTGCGGAAATATACGTATTAAATTTATAGATAAATTATTAAAAGAAAGGAAGAATTAATATGTTAAAAGGTCACGTATTTAGTAAGCAATTATTCGGAAATCCAATTTTTGCTTTATTTATAAATACTTTTTTAAATGGCAAAAATGGAGTAAGCAATAACTATAAAAATGGAATGGCAGTTACTTCATCAGGAAGCACAGTTACAATAGACAGTGGAGCAATATGCGTTCAAGGTAGATTTTTGGAGGAAGATTCTTCTACTACAATAACAGCAGGAACTGACAATGCCTTTTGTAAATTAGTAATAGAAATAGATTTAGATAAACAAAACACTGAAAGCGAATTTGTTCAAGGAACTTATAAAATAGTAAAAAGTGCAAGCTCTTATCCAAGTTTGACACAAACAAATATAGTAAAAAATAATTCAGGAATATATCAATATGAACTTGCAAGGTTTAAAACCTCTGCAAATGGAATAACAGAACTTAAAGATACGAGAACATTTTTAGACTTCGACAGCATATATGATGCAATAAAAGTAGAATACAGAGCAGTTTTGCAACAATTGAAAAATGAACTAGCAAATGTAGAAGATGGAAGTGCTTATTTATTAAAAAATGGAGGAACAATAGATGGAGAAATTGAAGTGGCTAGCAGTGGTGATATTAGTGGTGATATTAGCGCTAACTCTCGGAAGTGCTACAAAATTAAAAACACCAAGAAATATAAAACTACAAGGAGCAGTAAGCGGAAGTGCAAGTTTTGATGGAAGTAAAGATGTGACAATAAATGTAACGCAAGCTAATATTGCAGTAATAACAGGAACAATGGAGATTACTGTGACAAAAGATGCGGAACAAGTATTTAGTGGAACAAAATATATTGATTATCCAGCAGGTTATACAGCTGATAATAGTGTAATAATTGCAATAGGAGCTAAAGCTAGTGGAGAAAATAATCAATATGGATATGGGTCAATAACAGAAACAGAAACAGCTTTAATTAGAGGAATTATAGAAAAAGGAATTACACTAACTAACAGTAGTATACTTTTATATTGTAGATATGATGGATTAAATTTAGGAGGCTCAGCTTCTGAAACAATAAGACAAACAATTAGTTTTAAAATAATACTTATGAAAGTAAGTTAGGAGGATGACATGCCTAAAATAATAGAAAAAATAGTAGAACCAGCAAAAATAGAAGTTAGTTCTACTTTTAAACTAAAAATAAAAGCAATAAGATACTTAACTTATGCAGAAATAAAAGAGCAAACTGTATCTAGAATAAAACAATATACAGTTGCAGAACTAAAAGGAGAGTAACAATGCAAAAAATAGAATATGATATACCGATTTTTAACAATGAAGACGTAGCAGATTTAAACAAATATTCGACACTAATGGCAAATGCAATAAAAGGTCAAATAGATAAATTTGGAAATCCTTTAATTTTCAGAGGAACAGTGCAAACATTAGTAGAATTAAATGCCTTAACAAATGTAAAAAACGGAGAAATATATATAGTAAACAATGAAAATAAAAACTATATCTATAATGGAACAGATTGGGTAGTATATTCAGATAATGTAGGAGCAATAATAGATATACTAATTGTTGAAAAATTACCTGCGGATAATATAAATACAAAAGCTATTTATTTAGTATTAAAAGATAGTGAGGCAATGAAT